ATACTGTTACGTTGCCATCCCAGTTTGGAATGGTCGCAACGGTAACTACTGGTTTTAGGCTACTACGCCTAGTAACTGCTCCCGCAGCGCTGCTCTGAACAAGAAGATGTTCATCGTCGCGCATATGGGAGTGTCCACGTTCTTCCTTGTTGAGAGACATCAAGTAGCGGAGGTCGGAACGACCTCTATACTTAATGGGCTCATACGAGGAGTAAATATAAACAGGAGACTGATAGTCGAGTAGCTGGTGAGCTAAACGCTTGCTCTCAGTTATATCGAACATCTCACCCTTGGATAACCAGGGTCGAAGAGATGCAACGTTCACAAAAGAGTAGGGTACGCACAGTCCGTTATCCACAGGCTGGGCGTATTGTTTTCCGTTGACCAAGTAAGCGCCCCCGTACTTATCACGTCGCAGTAATGCGAGTGGTAAGTATCGGCGGTGCTGCCTTGGGATGTAAGACATCACTTTTGCAAATAGCGCAGAATGTCCCTCATGGCAATGGCCATTGAGCGACATACATGTGCAACTGTTTGCAATAAAGTATAAATCTTCATAGGAAACAATCCTTCTCTTTAGATAGAATGGACGTACACTAGCGCCATTAAAAAAGTCTGCTCCGCAAGATTCCTTAAAGGGCCCTTCGAAGAACGATTTTTCGTCGTTCAACGTGAAGCCAGCCCAGTGATATGCATTGCGCACAGCACTGGCAATAGGGAGGCGGACGATCACGTCGTCACCATAGACAGATATGTCGTTTGGTGTCGAGTAGTGACCGAAGTCTTCTGCTACAGCTCGCGCTATAGCGTAGAAGATTAGACTTTCGAGTGGAAAGGTAAATCCGTTCCCCATTGCGGAGAACTTTTCATACTCGACAGAAGTTCCGTCGGGTGCTAAACCTCGCGTGAAGCGGAGGTCGCACAAGACTGCGAACCACTGTCGTGGCAAGAGCAACTTAACTATCTCAAAAGAAATAGTGTCCGATGCAGCTGCCAGATCTATAGTGGAAAACTGGGTCTCATTAGAGACACCGTCGATATACGCATGCTTAGAACCTAAGAACGCGTACTTCTGATTTCTACTTTGATCTGTAAGATCTACCCCAACCTTCTTGAGACGCTTTTCCATCACGGTTTTAACACCGAGTTGAAGGAACATATCAAGGTTGGTTGAAATGGCTATCGGCCTATGAGTCTTAGCCGATTTAGGTACAGTAGTTATTGTATCATGATCGATATAGACGACGTTGTGTTCCACGAGCTGACGCTCGCGAAACGCACGCGAAGACTGCGGCTGGACACACTGAGTGTCTGGCAAAACAGTCTTGGACTCTATATAGCGCATCCAGTGAGGATTCGCTGAGATCGCTGCTATGGCATATGGCATCGCACTTCTACTAACGGAATACGGCAAGTCAGCGTACTTATAGTACTCTGTAACTCGGCCTGATTTGTTAGTAGCGCTAGTGCCGGGGCCATGGCTTCCTCCTTCAAGAATCTCACGCATTACTGCAGGCGTCATATAGCCTAAAACTTGTTGAACAATAACCTGGGCACGATGTACCCAAGGTGGATGTTCTGTTTTAGACATACTTCGCAAGCGAGTATTTGTGAGACGACACTGGTCCTCGGCCTGCTGCATAGAAATTAATGCAGCAAGTTCCGGGTCCCAGGGAGACTCCTCTTTAGAAAAGGGGAACTTCTTTAGGAAGGTAGCAACCTGACGTTCCAAGCGAACTTGGTCCGGTGGTGTAGTACGAGTATATCTATTAACTCGCGCATCTACCACTTCTGTCTGTTCGAACGTACCTTTGATGTCGCGCAATCGAATTGCGCTAAGCAAAGGCGTTCTGACAGGGTCAGAATCAGGGAGAAGCTTGCAAATAGCTTCGAATAGATCCCAGTGTAAGTCTTTCGACTTCACAGGCTGGTTGGGATTCGTCTTACCGAGTCCCTGTTGAGAAAAGTATGTTCGTTTGTTCATACTTCATCGTCCTCAGTAGCGGATTAACCGCTACGCGTTTTTGGAAGGAATGATTTAAGCTATTGTAATGTCATGGTCGGTTTGACCATGAGTTACAATATCTTCCATCAACGAAGCGTCCGATACGAGCTCTGCGAGCTCTGCGATCGGTGCTGCTAAGTCTCCTGCAAAAGCGCAACCAACTGGGATACTACTTGAAAACGAAACTTTAACGTCTCGTTTCGCCGTAGTCCCATCTGGTAGAGGCACATCAACAGAGAAGCGGCGGTCAATTGTCGAGCGGCGAGTGCCGTAAGACGTCTTTGTTAGTTTAGGTTCGTTAGAGTTAATTACTAACTGGTCCTTCACTAAGTCAGTATGACCGTCAGTCGTATATGTGGTGCGTAAGCCCTGCATGACACGACGGATGAATACAACTAGCCCGTGGGCTGGATTTATTGAGATAGACATATAGTCCTCCTCATAGAGTAAGAAACCTTGAAGCTAAAGATCTACTTTAACAACTGCCGAGTTAAGGCAGCAAGGTCTATAAGTTTCGGGATATCGAGGTTGATATCCAGAGTGAGGTACATAGGTTGCACATCGGGCGTTCTCACTCGGTCCGTCAATGTACTTGTATAAGTACAAAAGGAACCCGAGGGATTATGAACGACGTGCACAGATGTACTGGTCGTAGTGGTTGCGGTAACGCACCCACCGAGAGGGAGTTGATGAGGTGACGGATTCATAGATGATATAATACCATCTAGATTCAGAAACCAACCTACAACAAACGAGTAGGGTATTAACTCCACTACCGCACTACCGACGTTAAACAAACCCCAAGTCTGAGAAGACTGAGCGTTTTGTGAAATTTCGGTAATGAGGCAGGCTCTCGCCACGATCTCGGTAGCCTTCACTGTAGTAACAGTGTAGTCCCCGACCACCTCGACATTGCTGTCGGTGGTGATCTGGTTCTCGGTACCTCGATAAGTTTGGCGAGGAGGTTTCTTCGTAGCGTTGAGCGCTTTAATAGCCGACTCAACGTCATACATGAGGGGTCGAATTGCATATCGCATTTCGAGCCACGCCGATTGAAAAGAATCGATCTTATCGCCGGAACGGGATTTAATCCGTTTCCATTGTTTAGGATCTTTTGCCTTACGAATCAGCTGGACAAGCTTAGCCAGTTTATCTGCTATGTACTTTACAGTCTCTGGGCCCTCGACAAGGGCCACAAGAGACTCAAAGTCAGCAGCAGACTGGTTAGCCAAGGCAGCATTAGCTGCTAGTCCGCTTACGTATGCCGGGTCCACTGAGAGGTGGCCACCGGACGAAACCGCTAGAGCGTCCATAGCTGCTAAATCAATAGCGCTATAGAACATACTACCGGCGGGTGGTTCAAGAGTGTGATTTTCATCAAAGTATGCTGCAGTACAGGTATACGCAGCAGGACTAATGCTGAAACTCTTAGACCACTCCTCAGAAGTGCTAGTCATATCGGTCATGATGATATCCCCGCGCGCCTTCCTTCGTATGAAGTCAGGGGTCGGGTTATCACTCATGGTCCGAGATGAATATTCCACTGGTCTCTCAACCATTGGAAACAAGCCTTCTGGAG